GATGTCCAGATAAACAACGATTGACAATATAAGGAGGATAAGATTTCATATCCTCAGATAAATCTTCTTTTGTAAAGTTAACTGAATTCAACCAATCTTTGAGTTCCATTATCTAATAATCTCCATATTTTCTGTAGATCCCCAAATCTCAAGTTCAGTTCTTAATCTGTCTTCAGACTTAAGTTTTTCAAAACGCTTGGATGCTTTCTTCTTCCACCAGGTGATTGCTTCTTCTGATGTATGACGGAAGTCTCCAAGATAATATCTTTTCTTTTCTGTAAGAGACATAGCATGATCAATACACTCATTGAACTGCTTTAGTTTGTCTTCATCCTTCAAAGAGTTTCTGATGATAGAAATCATTTTAACTTGAATCTTCAGTTTCTTTGATGACTTATCAGCAGAAATCAAACGCTCACCACCGTTACGCTCGTTAAACCACCAGAAGAAGTCTCTAAACACATCATCATGAAATAGAGGTAAGAACTTACTCTCAGTGTCTCCAATGTGCCTCAGAAAGGGTTTGAGTCCATCATACATCGATACACCCTTAGTTGTTCCATATAAAGATGTAGTCTCAAAGTATTTGAGATCTATCCCATACTTCTCATCAAACTGTTGCTTTAGTTCTTTAGAAGATGCTAGTAAGGCAAGAAGTTTTCCGCCCAAATAATTGAACCCGAAAGGTTGAGTAGGAACAATGTTAAAGCCCATAACGAAGTGAGCATTAATATCACTAAGAGACTTGACTTCACCAAAGTAGTTATTACGTGGTTTACTGTTGATTGTGGGAGAACCAAACCTAACAACACCAACAACTTTATTCGTGTTTGTTTCAACTACAATCCATTTATGTGTCCTACCAGGAATTGCTTCCTCAATAGGATTAGAAGCAGTCAAATTCAGTGTCTCAGAATAAAGCCACTGATTATACTTTGAACGACTTTTATTATCAGTATCAACAACATGAACTTCAAAATTCATGTCATTAGGATGCATATCAAACTTATCAAACATATCCGAGTCTGCACCAAACCCCGGAAGATATCCTGATCTATTTTCTCCCCTATCTTCCTTAATGTGTCTTAGATAATCATCGATACGATTGAACTGAGTATAATAATCAATAAATTTATCTGCGGCATAAACCGCATCACTCTCAGTTAATATCATTTATAATGCTTATCTAGATAATTTAAATTTTCGGAAAATCCACAATCACAATTGTATAAATTCTGAACTGCCTCGGGTGATAAAATTAACATACTCATGCATCCTAAACAAAATGCAATCATTATTTGATAAAGATTTTCGGCGTTCATTTGAATTCACACTCCACCATAATCTCAGTCAGACATGCAAGCAGATTTATTTCCTGATCCGCAACGAAGGCAATCTGATACTGATACTTAGCAATGACAAGCACAGCAGCAGGAATACTAGAGTTTGCCAAGGATGTATAAAGAGCATCGTAAATACGACGCATGAGTACACCAGAATCATTGTCCAAATTATCCACCACCCACTTCCGAACTTCAGGGAAGTTCTTTTGTTTAAGATTTTGTATAAGGTTGTTAACTTTGACATCAGAGAACGTAGCGAGGATTCCTGCATCAATAGCACCACCTGATGAGTAGCGTTGAATTTCATTTAGAACCCTACGCCAATCAGGAAAATGTTTATTGATTAATTCTACCAGGACTTTATTATCATATTTAATACTCTCTTCATCCAAGATGGTTTTGACACGCTTGAAGAAAGATGCTGCAATTTCTTGTCGTTCCTTTCCTTTGATTCCAAACTCGATGACGGCGCACCGAGAGTGAAGAGGTTCAACAATTTTGTTTTTATAGTTGCAGGTGAAGATGAATCTGCAGTTGCCACTAAACTCCTCAATAAACGCCCGTAGGAGGAGTTGAACGTCGTTGGTGGTGTTATCTGCCTCATCAATGATGATGACTTTGTGTTTTGCAGTTGACGCAAGCGAAACGGTTGAAGCGAAGTTCTTCGCATTATTTCGGACGGTATCAAGGAATCGCCCCTCATCGGATCCATTGATGACATAATAGTCTACTCCAAGTTCAGTGCAAAGTGCTTTTGCAACTGTAGTTTTACCACATCCAGCAGGGCCTGCAAGAAGCAGGTTAGGCACTTCTCCTTTATCTAGGAAATCAAGAAAAGTTTTCTTGATATTGTCAGGGAGAATACACTCCTCAATTTTACGTGGGCGGTATTTTTCTACCCACAGAAACTCGTCGCGCATAATATTGTTTTAGGAATAAACCAATAGGATACAGATTGCCAGTATTTTCCAAGCAAATATGCTTCGTAAAAATCCTGAATATCTTTCCAAGTATTGCGATAATCGCTAGGATAAATCGTAACACTCATAATACAGAATACCACAACATGAAAGAAACTTCCAGCGGGGTGATGTCCTAATTGAAAACCAAGAAGTTTGGCTTCTTCATTAACACTAAACCCAAGATCAAAGTGAATGTGAAGTTGATCATGAAGTTTGGTGTCTTCACCTATTCCAGGTATCCAATTTTCTAAGAATTGAATATACGGATCAGGTTCCATAGTGTGCAAATAATTTACTTATTCCAATAGTAACAAGAAAAGAGAGCATAACTACCATATCCCACATTTTGTTTTTAATAAAGAATGGGAGAGTAAGAAAATCAGCGACTAGATGCACTATGACTCCTGCTAAAACACTTACATAAATCAAAGTAAAGTGAGAGCAGACAATCAAAATGCATCCAATCAACCGCATCCTACCCAAAAGTTGAGTCTGGTTCAAGTGCAATGTAGTAAGTCAGATCGTGATTTTTACTTGTGAAGCGAGACAGAAGTTTTTGCGAAACTACAACATCATATGTTCCAGGGAGAATCTTAATATTCTCCACTTTAAAGTTAAAGTTGAAAGTTCCATCCGTCTCACCAACAACTTCTTCGTGAGCATTAGAAGTATCGTTCTTCTTATCACGAACTACAAGTTTCACAACACCTGCTTCACCAACAGCAGAGATATCAGGAAGTTGGTAGACAGCAGCTGCTTTTAGAAGTTTCTCAAGAACAGTAGTAGTCAATTCAAAACTGACATCTTCACTAGGAAGTGAAATCTCTTTATCAGGAGGAGTAACAATAACAGATGGATCTGCAAAGAAATACTTAGAACGTGAGCGTCCTTCCTTGATCACTACATAACCATCATTTGCAAAGTCAAGTTCAGGTTTTTGGTGTAGACTCAAACCATTAAGGAATTGGTTGAGATCGTAGATTCCAAAATCGCGGGCAAACTCTTCATTAATGGTTGCTTCTGCGAGAATATTCTTCATCACACTAATAGTGCGAAGTTTACTACCCTCTTTGAACAGAATAGATTGGTTGATGGAAGAAAAGTTTTTGAGGAGAGAAAGGGTAGAATCAGACAGTTTCATAGGATTACGAATTTTCATTATCAATAAGGGAAGTCAGAGTTGGTTGATTTGTAATGATCATCAAAATGCAAGAGTAGCATAGCATAATGAATGACTTTAAGTAAATCTTTTTTATTTTTTCCATCTTTATCGCCATATCTACTTCCATACTTTAAAATATTTGCTTGACAGAAATTAGAAGCAAGATTTTTTACTTCCATCAAATCAATAGTTTGAATATCTTTGAATCCTCCTTCATTTCCAGTGTAGTGACTACGATAAGTGCCACTAACATATTCATGAATATCCTTCAAAATAACATCTTCATTATATTTCCAACGTCCGTTATTGTTGTCTGGTGCATTTGGAAGATCTGGGATGTTAACAGTGTAATCCATAGTTGTTTCGTCTAGAGAAGCCCATTGAGACAATGCATCACTTGGAATTGCTGGGATAGCAATTGTGTCTTCACCTAATCCACCAACAATTCCATCTTCAGTTGTAGAGTATCCATCTGCTTTCGTAGTCATAACATCATAAAGTAAACTCCAAGCATTAGTCATTTTATCACTCAGCAGTATAAGTGTCAACGATATCCTCAGAGGGCATCACGAAATCAGCATCAACTTTATCATACAGTTCCAGGAATGCCTGCTTAGTTTCGTCATCAAAACGATTCACGCAAACCTCAATTGCTTTTGCTTTGTCACCGAAAATATTGTATGCCTGAACAATATGAACCAAACGACGAGTGCTGATGATCTCCTCAATACCACCATCATAGAAAGTCTTACGGATGATATCTGCCCAGTCTGCAAGACGCTTACAGAAAGTATCATCAGTGCAAAGTTTAGAGAGAATCTTAGTCTCAATAGCAGTGGTAGGATACTCTTGCTCAAAGGTGACGGGGAAACGCTCTAGAAACGCTTCGTTGAGCACGTTAGTTCCAATGAATCGTCCGTCGTCACTACCTTTACCCTTAGTGTTGGCTGTGGCGACGACATTGAATCCACTTCGAGGAGAAACCCATCTTCCGATTTTTTTAAGGAAAACTCCTTTCCCTTCAAGGATAGATTGGAGACAGAGAATTTTGTTAGAAGCGAGATCGAGTTCGTCAAGGAGCAATACAGCACCGCGTTCGAGTGCTTCGATGACTGGGCCATTGTGCCAGACGGTGTTGCCATCAATAAGGCGGAAACCGCCAATAAGATCATCTTCATCAGTTTCGATTGTAATGTTTACACGGATTAGTTCCCTTCCGAGTTGGGCACACGCTTGCTCAACCGAAAAAGTCTTGCCATTACCGGAGAGTCCCGTAATGAACGTTGGATAAAAAATACCGGACTGAATAATTTTTTTAATATCAGCGAAGTTACCAAACTTGACGAAGGAATCATCTTTCTGAGGAATAAGATTTTGCTCAACTGCAGGCATAGCAGCAGGAGCAGTATAGGACGTTTCCAGATCTTCTACAGTCTCTTTAGTTACTTCCAAATTCCACTTACCACGTCCGACTTTGTAATCCGATAATTTGTTAGTGACAGTCTGATAGTTAGAACCGTTCATAGCACACCATGCACGAACATCGGCTGCAGTGAACTCGATGCCATACAGTTCTTGAAGTGAGGTGCGAATGTACTCGGGGGACAGTGCCATGTGCTTTTGTTGTTTACCTGCTTATTATACACACAAAAAAGGGGGGCATGTACCCCCAGTGTTCACTTTTCAAACCGTCTATACTTGAATTTCATTACTTGGAGCATCCATGCGTCAGTCAATTTCTTAGGGCCCTCCATAAGAACCTTGCGAACCCTGGGATCGGTTTCCATCTGAAGTGCAATTTCTTTCCAAGTCATCATGCTACTAGAGAAATAAATTCACCCAGGACTTTTTTATTTAGTTTCTTAGTCTTAAGACTTTTGGCGAAAGCAGACTTAATCTTTGCTTTTGATGCTCCATCGTCCACCTCAAACTCAACATCTTGAGCAAGAGCCGTGCATGAAAGTCCAAAGTATGCATCATATCCAGACTCACGGATCACAAATCCTTTCTCTTTCTTCCACTCATTCTGCAGTTTAATTAGTTCTTCACCATGATCATAATAAAGTTTAAGAAAATTATTAGCATCGCGAGGAGCAAGTAAACGAATGCCAACAAAGTTCACTTCAGGAAAATTATCCTTAAGATTCTTCAGCATGACATCAGAGAATCCGTTGAAGTTTCCAGACTCAAACTTATACATGTTACCAGTCTTACGATCGCGTAGAATAGTTTTCCAGTGATCGTGTCTAGCCTCTCCAAGAAACTCAGCATTGTTCTCCCAGTACCTCTTAATCAATTTGTGACGATTGAGAGGACATGCTTCACCATCAGTCAGAACCACACATTGAACTTTCTGCAGTTTGTTTTCACGTTGAAACTTAGGAAGGATCTGATGAAGAGATACAAGTGCTTCATTCAAAGGAGTTCCTGACAGAGACATCTTCCTGCCCCAAGTATAGCAAGAACGATATACTCTAGTAAAACCTACAGCATGTCGCCAGACGTTGATCATCTGATGCTCTAGATCTTTGGCAGATACTTTGCTTGTAAGAATGTTGAGGAGATTGAAATCATCTGAAACACAAAGAAGATTTTCTTTCTTCTCGTAATGATCTAATAATTGATGTGGAAAATTAATATCATGACTACTCCACTCATTAGTAAAAGCATATACATCAAAAGGAATACCAACTTTCTTACAGAACCACAGCAGGTTAAACATTTGCTTACAAGTATCCATCAGAGTGTATTGCATTGAACCACTCCAATCAAGCATAAAAACAAGTCCATGGTTCTTACCGTCCGCAAGAGTTGTTACCTTGCGGAAAAGATCTTCATTATACTTGTAGGTGTGAAGTTTGGTGCAGTCAAGAACACCAGTGCGAGAAGTTGTGGCACGGGCGTATGAGTCAGCCGCTTTCTTACACTCAAACTCTTTTACCAGGTAATTGACTTCTTTCTGCGCTGAACGCTTGAACTGAATATATTCTTTGTCACACTCCTCAAAGATCCGCATATCCATTTCAAGTCCAGCACGTTCCTGACAATCAAAGACATGATCAACATATCGATGCACCAGATCGTTACTGACAATAATCGTATCCAGATTTACTTTCGGAACCTCAACATAAACAGTTTCGATACCATCAGTCTGTGCTAGTTGTTCAATACTGTTAGAAAGAGAATCTGCAGTTTCAACTTCCGGTTCTACTTCTTGTTCAGAATTATCTTGCCCTCCATCATCAGGAACATCTTGAATGTTTCCCTGAGGTTTTGACTCCTCACTATCCTGCTCTTCTTGTTCCTCAGACGATTGTTCTTGAGACTTAGGTGCTTCTATATCTTGAGTTTCGTTATTGACTTCTTTCTTGCAATACTTGTAAAGTTCTTCTGCTGCCTCAGTAACATCCTCAAATGTCTCACAATCTCTAATCATACGGACGATTGACATCTCTTCTTCAGAGAATTCAATATCTACAAAATTACCAATCTTAAAGTATAGATTTGTACGATCAGCAAGATTGAACTCATTGACATCTTCATCAGAGATTTTGAAGAAATCATCATCACTCATCTGATTATATCCTCTGAAGAATGTCTTATGCATTCCAGGATACTTACGCTTCATTAACTTCTCAATACGAGCATCCTCAACAATATTGATAAAGGAGTGAGGAATACCCTTTGGTGGATCCACATCAGGAGTGAAGAGAGCATGTCCAACTTCATGTCCTACAAGAAGATCGTAAACAGTATTACTTGCACTCTCCCACATCGGAAGCGTCAGCACACGCTTATGAACATCAAACTGAGCAGTAGAAACCTTACGGTGCTCAACCACCAGATCCTCAGTGGCAAGAAGTTTGGCGAGTTGTGACTTGATTTCTTGTAGGACTGGCATTGAATTCCTTTTGATGTACCTATAATACTAAACCCCCACCTTTCGGTGGAGGCCCTCAGTGACAGTTTCTATAGTGTCTATGGTTGGTTATGAAAGAATACTCCTACAGATTCGTTTACAAGTCGCCTGATCATCATCACATTCAATTAGACAGTCGTAATAATCATTTATTTGATCAGATTCATCAAGTGTTCGATCTAAAGTATGAGTCAATCGTTCAATACTTTGTTTCCAACCCGCTAACTGATTATGTGAAATTAAATTGTGCATGATTTCTAATTATAAACATCAGATAATGAAGAATTTAATTTCACTTCATAACCTTTTCTCCAATTCTGTATTATATAGTCAGCGTTTCCTAACTTAATGAAGTTTGTGTCACATTATACAATTCTTGAAAAACCTTTATGTTTCTCAAACTTTATCAGATTTTCAAATTTATCAAACAAAGACTCTTTGTGTGAGATGACAAAGACGTTTGCATCTTTAATTACAAATCGAATGATTTTCAAGAACTCATCTGTGCCAAATCCATCAAGAGAACTATCAAATACTTCATCCATAATCAATAGATTAGTATTTACAGAGTTCTTCATCCTTGCCACCTCTCTCCAGGTAAACAAAAGTGCTAAATCTATTCGCATCTTCTCTCCCTCGCTGAAAGAAGAATAAGAAAAGTCCTCATGTATCGGGGACTGGACGGTTTCGTTGAACTCTTCATCAAGAGTAAAGTTAATATAGAAGTCCATCATCTGAAGATAACGGTTAACTTGCTGATTAATCAGCGGCAAATACTTCTTAATGATTTTTGTCTTGACTCCACCGTCTTTAAGTAGACTATACGAAAAATCGTAGTAGTTAATGGTGTCCTTTCTTGACGCTAATTCGCCAAATGTAATTGTTAAGTTGTCTTTGAAGGTTTCTAACTTCTCATGTTCAGTATTTCGGTTTGCAAGTTGCTCGGTAAGCTCTTGAACTTCCGATTCCAGATTTCCGATTTGTCGTTGACACTCAGAAATCCGAACATTGTCCTTAGAAATGTCATTCTGTAGTTTAGAGATCTCCTTCGATAGGGCAAGAAATTGACGCTCTCGCTCCTGTTCTTCATTAATTGCCTCATCCAGTTCTTTTAAACCAGATTGCAACTCGTTCGCTACATTTTGAGCGTCGTTAATCTTATTTATTCTGAAATCCTCTTCAATAGACTGAGTACAAGTGGGACAAACCGTATTCTCAGTGAAAAACTTATGCTCTTTTCTAAGAGTTGATGCTTTTTGACTGATTTTACCCTTCAATCCACTCAGTTTACGCAGTTTTTCTGTAGCTCCTATCACTATTTCTTGCTCTTTTGCAAGAGAAAATACTTTTTCTTCGGTAATACCAACTTCTTTGTTGTAAAGATTGATAAGTTTCTTAAGTTCAGAGACTTTTTCCTTTTTCTCAGCAATATTTTCCTTACCTTGAGTCTCTAATTTGTCAATAAAGCGAGTTTGCATGTCAACTTTGTCACTCAATGACTCTTTTTTGAGTGATAGTGTCTTAACTTCATCCTTCAAGGCACTAATTTTACCCTTGATTACAGTATTCATGGACGAAAAGATCTTAATATCAAGCAAATCCTCAATAACTTCACGTCGATTTGCTGCAGAAAGTTGCATGAAGGGCACAAAAGTACTACTTCCAAGAATAACAATCTGAGTAAATGACTTATAGTTCATCTTTAAGACATTTTGCTCCAGCCATTTTTGCTGATCCAGTGCTGCAGCGTCTTGATTCAGTTCTTCACTATTGCGATAAATCTTGAAAATGTTGGGTTTAATTCCCCTAATTACTTTCCAAGAGATATTACCAATAGAAAACTCTACTTCAACACAACAATCTTTCTCATTAGTTGTATTGAGTAGTTGTGGTTTGTTGATCTTACGAAATGCCTTGCCAAAAAGAGAAAATGTAAGAGCATCAAGAATAGTAGACTTGCCAGCACCATTAGTACCGACAATCATCGTATTACCATTCTCGTTTAATTTAACTTCAGTATAATGATTGCCCGTAGAAAGAAAATTCTTCCAACGAATCTTCTCAAATAAAATCATATGTTTCGGTTTCTGGCGGCACCACGATGTCGTTCTTAGAAATTATAGCATACTCACACTCATGAATGTGGCATGTCTTAAGCATTATTTCATCTTCTACTTCAATTATATGCATCTCCGGGTATCCATGTTCATCTTCTAACTGTATGGCAAAGCGAGTGGCATCATCCTCTTCCTCAAACAGATAAAGTATCTTATCTCCTGATTCGTTTTCTACGGAATATGCTCCTCTATCTTCTTTACCATCTATAGTTAGAATAAACATTAAATTAACTCACACGCCTCTTGATATGTTGTTCGCATAATGTCTTGCAGAACAGATTTATCAAGACTAATTTCTGCTTCTTGGATATATCTATTCAAAATAGAAAGTGTGTCTTCAGACTCAAATGCTTCAAACTCTTCAGGATCTCCAACTTCAAAATTTTCTACAGTTTTTAGATCTGCAACTCCCACAGAATAAAGTTTATCAATAAACTTTTCAAATTTTTTACTATTTGATTTCTTACGAACAATAACTTTTACGATTTTGTTCTCATAATCTCTTACGTCAAATGTTTGATGATCAGTATCTTCATAGAAGATATTGTAGAACATTCGATACGGGTTGTTAACATGTGTATGCTCTAGAGTTTCTGTGTCGAAGATTGTAAATCCTCGTGTATCATTCACATCATTCCAAAACATCTCATAAGGATTTCCTAGATAGAAGATCTTCTGATCATCTGATCGAGTGTGGTAGTGTCCCGAGAAGACTTTGGTGAACTTCTTAAATAAGTCGCTCTCAAAACCATGCTCCATGATGCAGCCGCGATGAGCTCTAAATCCGCGTAGTTCAAGGTGCCCCATCGCGCATTTGCTAGTTGTATTTTCAATAGCAGTGAAAGTGCTCTGAGAGTTGTCTTCATTAATCCAAGGAATAAAAAGTACGTTTAAATTATCTAACTTTACTTCTTCAGGCGAAGAGTAAATATGAACATTGCCATACTCACGAAGAAGTAAATCTACAGCATTAACTTCGTTAGTGTTTTTATAAAAAGCAGTATGGTTTCCTACAATTGTATGAACAGTAATACCCATCTGTTCAAGTCTGTCATAGTAATTATCTTTTGCCCATGCAAGAGAACCAAAATTGATACCAGTACGGTTATCAAAGGTATCTCCCATATCTACTACAGTGGTAATACCGTGTTTCTCTAGATACGGAAAAAAGATATCCTTATAAAATTTAAGAAAGTAGTTATGGAAGAGTTTAGAATTTTTACGGGCACCAAAGTGCTGATCCGTGATAATTGCTACTTTCATGAATAAGTTAAATTTGATTTAAAATTTAATTTGTATGTTAAAGAATATCTAATTGGACAATGTTGATATGAGAATGAATATGCTTTATGATATATATTGCCATTAAAGATAACCATTGATGATGTAAACGGAGCTACACATTTAATCTCAGGATGATCTCCATTTTTATTAAAGATAAATTCAGTGAATCCTCCCCATTCAATATCGTAAGGACTCAAATAAATCAATACCGTTTTATCACAACCGTCAATGTGAAACGTTCCATTGCATCCTGGCGATTGTCCGTTAATACAAACTCTACGCAAGAAAACTTTTTCATTTGTCAATTTTTTTATCCTTTCAAAAATAGTTTTATGAAAGAATGTTTCTTCTTTTGGAATATTTAAATATAAAAAAGGAGTTGCTATAAAATTTGTCTTACCTAAAGAAGTTTGAAATTGCCAATTTTTAGAAGAATTTGCATAATCATACAAATTTTGAGTTTCTTCCTCAGTTAAAAAGTTATCAAAAACTTGTATAGACATCAATAACGAAGTTTGGAGTGAACTGCATCCTTTATAGAATTATAGTCACTGTAGTTCGATCCGTCAAGGGTGTTGTTATCGTCAAACACCTCACTATACCCAGACTTCTCCAGAATCTTGTTCTTGATCTCTAACTGACGCTTCTCTCTTTGAATCCGTCTCAAAAAAGCGTAGTGAATGATTTGCGTGAAATATGCAAAAGGATTTTGAGATTTCTCTGGGTTGAAGTTGTGAATATACTGCACACAATTTTCAATACCATCAGAAACCATATCGTCCTTGAACATATAATTCACGAAGTTTGGTTTAAATGATAAGTGAGTTGCAATCTTAAGAAAGCACTCTCCAATGTATCTGGGAATAACAGGCCTTGGAAGTCCTTTTGCTTCTGCAACTTCTCTTTCTTCACGATATGCAATCAAAGCAGCTAAGAACTCTTTGTTGTTTACATAATGTTCTGATCTCTTTCTCTTAGTCATGCCTGGTTGTATCATAACTATATCTCATCATTATGTATAAAGTATACCACCGAGACATATACTTGACAAGTCCTTAAATCATGTGTAGACTACCTTTGTCGGGTTTGAAGAAACAGCTATAGCTTTAATTATTAGTAATATCTTTACTAGAAGGAGTATTATAGAGTTTTTCTAGAACCTCTCTTGCATCATTTACATTAGCAAGATATCCCATCTTTTTATCTAATTTATGATTACTAGATCCGGAAATAGGATTATCATCTGTTTTTCTAACATATTCTTGATGTATGAGAATCATATCAATATCGTTTGATTCTGACATTGTTAATACATCATTTAAATTAATAAAGAACATATCATCAGAAGATGTTTTCAACCAAGGCTCTACCTTGTAACCAACTGTTCCTATTCTTGCTTTTACTTCACTTATAGTGACTGGATTAGAAACTACTAAAATAGTCCTATCAGGTTCTTCCTCAGCAGCTACTTTAGCAAAGATTTCTTCACCTGATTTTAGTTTTATTGTTGCATAGAAATCGTCTTCTATCATGATTTTTTTAAGTGTATGGTTATGATATCATAGTTAAAGTTCTCTTCATTATAGATCTTAATTCTTTCAATGAGATGATTTAACGTATAGTTTCTTCTTGTTTTTGTAGAACAATCATCTGCAATATCATACAGTGTTGCTTTTACTTTGTTTTTTCCTTTTCTAAGAACTCGTCCAATACTTTGAAGATTTCTGACTCTGGACTTACTTGGAGAGGCAAAGATAACATTATGGAGGTTTTTAATGTTGATACCAGTAGAAAAAGTTCCATAAGAGGCGACAATGATAGCGTTGTTTTCTCTTTCTGTGATTTCTCTGACTACCTCCCTTTCTTCAGCGTCTACACCACCATGTACAAAAAATACCTTACGGTTGTCACGCTTGTTATTATTTATCTGATTGTAGAGTATCTCTCCATGTGCTTCGACTCTTGCGAAAAGAACAAGTGTGTTCCCTTTAAGATCAAGTGTTAGATTAGTAATGAATTTATTTCTCTGTTCATGAGAAATTAAATATTCAATCTCATCATTATATGTTTCAAACTTTTGTGGTTCATGTTTAAGAACAAGACATTGAATATCCAACTCAGACAAGTGTCCTTGCTTCATCAATTCATCAGTTCTTGTTACTTTGTATGATGGGCCAAAGACTCCCTCAAGCACCCACTTATGCGTCTGTGTGCCGTCCAAAGTACCTGTGAACCCAAATCTATACTTCGCATGATGTAACTTAGTCATGATTGAAATAAGTGACTTACTCTTGAAGAGATGTGCCTCATCACCAATCACAACATTATATTCCTCAAACCAACTTCTCTCCAACTTATAGATAGATTGCCAGGTGGTAATCGTCACAGGACAATTCGTGTCCTTTTCCCTGCCACTGTAAATCTTATGACAAAATGTCTCAGCGTCCCAACCATAATCCTCAAAATCCTTGTACATCTGCTCTACAAGAGATGTCGTTGGAACGACAAGAAGAATTTTTTGTTTCCTGTCTACGTAATATCTCACTAATGAATAAATCATCAGAGATTTGCCGCTCCCAGTGGGGCTTATCAATAGCTTTCTATTATGCTTTAAAGCATCGTATACTCCCTCAATTTGATATCGACGTGGAGTATGAGTACAAATAGATCGCATAAATCCTTTGACACCCTCATATGATATCTCATCATTTACTTCAAAAGGTTGTCCATAGAATTTATTATTTTCAAAAGAAAAAGTATATCCGTAGTTCTCACAAAAACTTACAATTTTATCCAGCAACCCAACATAGATTTGCTTGGAACGCATGTCATATAAATGAATTTCTCCATTCCAGTTTCTACCACGATACTGTGGCATAAACTTGGCATTTGGGACTTCAAATTTAAAATGATCTCTTAACTCATATTCGATATGAGGTTCAGTATTGATTTTTAGAAAAACTTCGTTAGATTTAGAGATTACAAGATCTGTTGTATTCACAAGGATTTATCACCTGTGAGTATTTATTAGTCAATTTGAAACTTATATTCAAGAACTACTCTATATAAAAAATTTTTTAAATATTGCAATCTTTCTTGCTCGTCAGGATCTCCTCCTGTCCATTTATCTAAATGAACAGAAACTGATTTATACAATAAGTGCAAATCTTCAGGGCCAAATTGTAGTTCTATGTATGGAAGATCTTCATTAAAATCATCATCTTGATATGTCCATTCATTATTCATAGAACATTCTTAGGCACGGAAAACTAAATATATTTATTGTAAATGCTGCTGTATGGAATTAGTCACTGATAAATTTGAAATTTACAAGCATAAGATTTTAAATTGGAAAGAAAAAAAAGATAGATTAATTAAATCATTTTACAAATCAAATCCTAGAATGTATGGAAATGTTTTAACCAATTTTAATATGCCAGGACAATATAGAAATATGCTGATTGAAGTAAATGAATTGTTTAAAAATGAAATCAATGAATTTTTAGAACTTCTAAATTTAGATTTATTTGTTGAATCCGCGTGGATTCAAGAATATGGAAAAAATATGTCACATGGACTACATGATCACGGAGATGGATACTCTTCTGTTATTTTTATCAATTTTGACAAGAATGAACATTCTTCAACCATATTTTTTGATGAGGAAAAAAATTTTTCTTATAGTCCCGAAGTTGAGGAAGGTGATATGATTTTTTTTAATTCAAAACATCTTCATCAATGCCCATATAATAAATCAGATAGTAAAAGGATGGTATGTTCTTTTAATTTAAAAGATGCTAAAACTTATATGATATCTCGTAAAAAATTAATTTATTTTTAACCTAACCCTGCGTTAAATCGCATAAACTCTATTGCATTTTTAATGTGATAAGTTCTATTACTTACTTGTTTAAGTATACTTTCAATATAAACAAGCATTGTATCATAATAGTCAATCTTTAAAGAGACTGATGAGAGTTTGTCATCCGCATCCAAATATTTTTGCATAGTTTCTTTATCCCTAATTTTTTTAGGGAATGGATTCTCCACATAAACATCAGGATCTGCTTTTCCACTAAAGTACTCATATCTTTCGTGTCTAATGTTTTTTCTTTGTTGTTCTGCTTTCTTCCTCAGAAGAAATATGGTATTATATAGTTCAAAGTATTTTGCATGTAGAGATGGAATTTTCAAAGACTCTTCATGTAAGTTGTCTCTGTCAATATCAGAATCTTTTTTCCACATCTCTTGAATTGAATCAAGATCAAGACTCATAATTTGTTGCCAGACATATCAGTTATATTGTAGATAGTATACTTGAAAGTTGCCTCTGCTGTAAAGTACGCAACATCTTCACTTGTTGCATCAAAGTTAAGTGTAGATAGTTCTACAGGGAACATATCTTTGAAGGTAATTTTAAAATTTGGATTTTGACTACTTGTCAAAATCTGTAAGGTAGCATCAGAAAATAAATTAAGTTCTGAATTGTTAGGTTGAAGAAAATTTTCAACACCACCTTGCCAATCATATATTTCTTGTAAACTCTCTGGATATCCCAATCCTCTAATCCAATTATAAATCTCAAGATAGTTTTCTAGATTTTCATCAACAAGAAATCTAAAATTAAAATCTTCAAATTCAACCTTGTCACCAGGACGATCAATATCTTTTAGGTAGGTTGGTTGAATGGCAGTTCCCATTGAAATTGCAGGTAAGTTCGCAGAGTTACCAAAGAAAGAAACTTTGGGTGCTCTATTCAACAAGAACTTAAAACCAGTAGGAGATAAGAAATTTCTATTACTTATCTGATTCTCAAAAGGATTGCCGTAAGACATCGTTTTCTAAGTATTTAGATAAAAAAAGGGGAACCTTGCGGTTCCCCTTGCACTTCCTTCACACGTAAGGAAATTATATCACATAAGGTTCTTAACAGCAACACGTCTGTAGTAACGGTTGGCGTTAATGTGAAGAGCGCCGAGTCCAGCGTCAGTTCCTTCTGCAAATGGGTTGGCAACCATACCGTAACGAGTCTTGAAGCCAATCTTGGGTTGGAAGGTGTCCTGTCCAACGGCACGAACCATTTGAAGGGGAACGTAGGGGCAGTAGAACAGTCCAGCGTCATAAGGAGAAGTACCCTTATAACCGACAACATAATACTGGTTACCGGGAGTTCCGTTACTTGAAGTCAGGTTAGCAGCATAAGGATCGATGTATACACGATACTTACCTTGCAGAACACCAGCGAAGGTGTTACCTGCGTCATCGACGTTCAGGTTAGCGTTCAGAGCAGGGGTGTAGTCAAGTACACCAGCCATGGTGAGAGCAGAAGCAACGTCAGCGGAGCAAAGGATAGTGTTGCCCTTTCCTCTACGAGTTCTTTGTGCAATCGCGTTGGCGTCTCTTTCGATCTGGAACAGCAGTCCCTTGAACTTCTCAACACTCCAGCGTCCGTTGGAGTCGATGTCAAGATCGAACTCACCAGCGGTAGCGGTGTTCTGAACAGCACCTTGCTCAGCAACCTTGTAGATAGTACGGATAACTTCGCGGTTGATCTCAGCCAGAATCTCAGTGGAGAGAATGTTGGCGAGTTCAGCCTCGGCGTTTAAACCGTGGATTGCTTTCAGATCCTGTGCCAGTTCCAGGGAATACTCAGCCTTGAGGGCGCGTGACTTAGCAGTTACGGTAACCTTCTCAATGCTGAATGCCATCTCATTGAAGGCATTTCCTGTTGTACCATCGCCGAGTGCTTCAGACTCAGCAGTTGTCATGCCTTGTCCAGCGTTATAACCGATGGAAGAGGCAGAACCAACAGGGTTCAGAACAGAAGGATTAGTACCACCCTGTGAAGTAGTACCCATACCAGCGTTGGCATCGGAGAAACCACCAGTGAGGTTACGTCCGAAGTTCTGTCCGGAGAATGCAGAATCAGGTTCGTTGTAGAACGCTTCGGTTCCAGACTGATTCTGATAACGTGAACGCATCGCGAAGATGAGTCCAGTGGGGCCGCTCATGGGTTGAACACCAGCCAGATCATAAGCGATCAGGTTAGGCATGGAGCGTCTGATCAGGGAGATCAGTACGGGATCGAAGTTATCGATGCTTGATCCAGTTGAGTTGGTAGGAGCAGCTTCGTTAAGAAGTGATCCACCGTTCTCGAAGGAGGAAGTCTCCTTGAGGAATTTTTCTTGGTTTTCGAGCAGGACGGCGGTTACAGCCTTTCTATGAGGATCCTTGATGGAATCGAGTCCATCATACTCAAGAAGTGGTGCCCACTTTTCCTGCAACTGTTCGGAATGGAACATTGCGGTTTACCTATTAAAAGTTTAGTGTTTGTTTATGTTAAATTCAGGATTTGCTAAAAGTTCCCAGGGATCTGAGATAAGCACTCATTTTATCAGAATACTGCTGATGGTTATGAGTTTCACCTTCAGACAGGGTTTCGGTTTTAGCAACGGGAGCGGACTTAGGGAAATATGATTCCTTAAGTGTCTCCAGTTTTTCACGATAAGATTTTTCACTTTCAAACTCTACACTTTCGGAAAGTGAGGCGAGCTTCTCCTTCTGAGTAGACGCAAGTCCTTCAGAAATTTCATCGAGGATACCTTCTGCAACAGACTCATTGAGTCTGGAGTTCAGGGAGATATTCTTTTCGATTTGCTCGTTGAGTTTTGTCTCCATATCATCAAGTTTTTCTACCATGCTCTCAAGCACATCATACTTCTCTTCAGGGATAGTTACATAATGTTCTTCAAAAAGGCCCTTCATTCCGGAGAGGAATGATTCAGTCATTTCAGTCTTGAGTCCTGCTTCGATAGCGAGTGCATTTTCTGCAACCCACTCATCGGCAACGTACTCAAGATAAGAATCAACACGCTCAGCGAGTGATTTCTTTGCTGCCTCAACTTCTTCGGCGAGCTTGGCAGCATATGCTTCTTCCAGTTCTACTTTAATTGTAGAAACTTTGGAATTGATAGCGGCTTCAAAGATTGTCTTTGCTTTTTCTTTGAAGTCTTCGGAGAGTTCTTCGCCACCGAGAAGAGCATTAACGTCTTCTTCAACGTTATACTCAGCAACTACCTCTTCTTCGGCAGTTTCTTGTTCAGCAACGACTTCTTCAGTAGTAGTTTCTTCTTCAGCAACTACTTCATCAACAACTTCGTCAGTGGTTTCTTCTTCGATCACTGGTTCCTCTACTTCAACTTCTTCAGCAGGTGCAGCCATTGCTGGTTTTGCCTTAGCATTTACAACATCCTTAACTTGCTTAAGAGTTGCACCAGGTGTCTTTAGCTTTGCTGAATCATCATCAGTCTTATAGTTCTCGGGAGTTGGCCCACCGAGATCCTCATAAGAGGCAGTTTGTCCGGGGGTTGTTCCAGACATAGAGGGCATAGGATCGCCAGGTTTGGCGTTAGCGTTAGCAGCAGTTTTAGACTGCTGTACATTGCCTACTTCCATTTCTTGTAAATTTTGTCCACTAGACATTTGAACAGCTCCGTATCCGTTTTTAAAAATACTATATTTATTTATAAATTAGAAAACTTTATCAATAAATCAGAGATTGTTGAGAAAGTCTTGGAAAAGATCTAATTTCTTTTCATCTAATTGCTTTTGGGTAGCAAGCGTGTTAATCTGCTTATATGTTTTTTCAGCATATCTTTCACGGAGGATTCCTCCTTCCCATACCCAATCTTTTCCTTCCATAATTCCTTCAACAAATGCATCAGGAGCAGAAGGATCAGCAACAATATCAGCAGCAGTTGCTAACATGAAATCATCACCAACGATATTAGTTCCCTCTTTTGTCATTTTAAGAGAACCAATACCTCTAGAAGAAACACCCAGTTTTACTCCTTCATCAATTAGTGAAGAAGCGATCTTACCCATGGGTGTTCCCAGGATTTTTGCTTTACCTATAAAGTTAGAACCCGATTCTCTCAGAGAAACAATTTTGTGAGATACACGATCTAAGTTGACGGTAGGGCCGTCAGGATGTCCAAGTTCGCCAAGTGCTCTGCCTGCCTGAACATGATTTTCGTTGTATCTCCCAACTTCACGGCGAAGTGTTTCCATTGGATACATTCTACCATTACGGTTTTTAATGTTTCCTTGGAGGAATACACCCTCGATGTAAAGTTGTTTCTTACCGCCTTTTGATTCAACAATGAATTCGACGGATTCGATTTCTTCTCTGATGAGTTTCATGTTTTTAACCTGTAAATCCTACTCTTGTCCCAAGAACACCTGCATCGGCAGCAAAAATTACGTAACTAGCTCGTTTTTCAACGTATTCAACAGTGCCTGCTGGCATAGTCATTGAACCAATACCAATACCACTTTGCGTTTCAAGAACAGTAACTTTATGAGCAGCACCAGTGGTATTAACAAGTCTAACTACAGTTGCACCACCAAAACTAGTGGCAGCTCCTGCAGTTATTGGACAAGCAATTTCAGCTCCAACTAGTAATGAACGAGCCATTTCAGACAGTCTCCTCTTCTGGTTCTTCTTCAGTTTCTAATTCGTCGGTGACTTCAAGAGTTTCCTCTCCATCTTCGACATCATTTCCATCAAATAAACTATTTGCCACTAAGGGGCGAGCAGCATCAACCCTCTCAGCAGCTTTTCCAAACAAAATATCCTTGATTCTATCGCTAATTTGCGAAGGAGAATCATCGGATACTATCATATCCATAAGTTCATCCATGTTTTGTAGTCAAAATTTACTATAATTTATTTATACCTACTTGTTGCTCTCAGAAAAAATGGGTGAATATTTTTATATGGATATAGATGTGGATGTTTATTTTGCAAATTTAAATCATTTAAATGAGGATGTTTCCATTGATTTTCGATCATATATTTTATAATACATTTTTTTAAATCTGTATCCATTCCGCTTCTATATTTCTCCACCCTTGGGTAATTCTGGTGCTTCAGTAGAAGAACCATCAACTTCTGGTTCCATAACTGGTTGTCCTAAATCATTACCACCAACTGCTCCTGGAATTGGTTGTCCAGTTTGAGGATCGATTTGCATTTCTGCAGGATCAGGAATAATACCTGCTTTGATTTCTTTTTTAATAAGTTTATCTTGTTCGATAATTTCTTCATCAGTTTGACGAAGAACTTTTCTTCTAATGTAATCTTGAGAGTAATACTTACCAACATATGCTTCTGCAGTTTGAACCAAAGTAAGTCTTTCGTTCATCAATTCTGCCTCTTTTAGTTCAGCAAAATGATTATCATAAAGGAAATCATATTGAATATGCTCACTCATCATCTCCCAGTCTTCGGGAGTAATAACATTCTTAAGAAGAAGTTGAGTCTTCAGCATATCATTGAACATTCCTGAGAATCTCTTTCTCAGTCTTCCGACAAATTTACTGAATTTAACTTCATCTCTTAAGATTTCAGAAGATCTCCCCAGGTTAAACCCGCCATCTCCTTCAATTCTGGAGATAGGAACATTAAGTGACTTGTACAGTTTCTTTTTAAAATATTCAATATCAGTGATTTCGCCCAGGTTTTGTCCGCCAGGCAAAGTGGAGATTTCGGTGCCTCTTCCGCCCTCACGCCTGGGAAGCCAGAAATCTTCAAGCATTGACATGAATTTTTTGTCATCACGAATCTCACCTGTTTGTGCATTGTATACAAGTTTGTTGCGATATCTGTTCATTACATCACGCAGATATTGTTCTGCCTTTACTTTTGGAAGATTACCAACATCAATATAGAAAATTCTACGCTCTGGTGCTCTTGATAATCTGTAAATAACAAGACTATCTTCAATCATTCTAAGTTGATTAAGAGACTTGATTGCTTTATGAAGATAAGAAAGAGTTGATCCTTTGTTACGATCTACAAGTCCGGATGAACAATATGTGATTGAATCTTTAGAAAATTTTACTCCAGATTGTCCGCCTTGTGCGGATCCAGGACTTGCACTAGGATATGTGCTCTTTGGATTATAAACGAAATACTCTTCAATCTCTGGAAATTCATATTCCATTGGATTGTCAGATGCTTTACCAATATTCGCTAAACGAATATTATTGCTATCTTTTTTCTTTTGTTGACGCACATAACGCATTTTCATTGCGTCAATATAGCGTAATTCTTGAATACCCTCATGAGGGTTCTTCATATCAATTACTTTATGGTAGTAAAGTCGTCCGTCAATATACCAATTTCTGTAGATTTCGTGTGCTTTTTTGTCAAAATCTAATAATCCAAGGATATATTTAAATTCTTCTCTAATCTTTCTTTTAATACCATCGCTGGCATTTAGGTTAGAAAGTTCAATTTCAACGGGCGAGTCATTCGTATCAGCAACAATTGCCTCATTCACAACATC